ACAAGCGAAACGACCGTTGCACCGGTGCGAAGAACGAAGAACGGAAAGAAGGTGGGGAGGCCGGAGAAACTGGTTTCTGCGGAACAGAAAAAACTAGCAACTCGAGCGGCTTACTTGGGAATGCCGGAAGAACGGATCGCCATCCTCTGCGGCTTTGCTTCCGGTAATCCTACGGGATGGGGGCAATACCTATTGCGAAACCCTGCATTCAAACAGGAACTAGAACAGGCTCGAGCAACTGGCGAAGTCGAAATGCAGGGCAGAGTGTTAGACGCATCAAACGGTTGGCAAGGTGCTGCGTGGTTGCTCGAGCGTACTCGTGGATATGTAGCTAGAGCTTCGCTAGAACATACTGGAAAGGGTGGAAAAGATCTGTCGATAAGCGGAGCACTACTAGGAGCATTCGGTAATACTAAATAAAGACCACGGGGGGGGGGGACGACCCCCAAGGTGGGGGTGGAGGTTACCTAATACCCCCCTCTCCCAACCGCCCACAATTTCATGCCTGTCAAGCAGATAAAGAGGAAACGTTCTCCATCGTTGGGGATGGGTTCGCATATTCCTGCGTGGAAGCAGCGGAAGATGTTGGAGGAGGCGCAGAGGCTGGAGAACTTCCCTGAGATGATGCTTGGCCTACGGGATGTGTATCCGTGGCAGAAGGCTGTGTTGGGTGCGTTGAATGAGAAGCATGCGAAGGTGGCGTTGAAGGCTGCGAATGGGTCAGGGAAGACGAGCATGGTGGCGGCGAGTGTGGTGATTTGGCATATGCTCCGGTGGCCTGGAAGCCTCGTTGTGTGTACGGCTGGTGTGTATCGTCAGGTGGCGGATGCGTTGTGGCCGCATTTGCGGAAGATGATCAATGGGTTGGGAGGGGAGGAGAATGGGTTTTCGATCAAGGATGGTGAGGTGCGGTATGTGTATCCGAGGAAGGTGGATGGTCAGGAGTTGGTGAGTCGGTGTATTGGGTTTTCGGCTAGTAATCCTGAGAAGGCTGAGGGGTGGCATGTGCAGGGGCCGAGTGGGGATTTGTTGTATGTGGTGGATGAGGCGAAGGCTGTGCCGGACGGGATATTTCAGTCGATGGAGCGGTGTCAGCCGACGCGGGTGTTGTTGATGAGTAGTCCTGGTGGGAGCAGCGGGTATTTCTACGAGGTGTTTCGGAGGAATGATGGGAAGTGGAAGACGTTTACGGTGACGGCGTATGACTGTCCGCATATTCGGAAGGAGTGGATAGAGGAGCAGGTGGCCCGCTGGGGAGAGGGTCATCCGTTGGTGCGGTCGATGATTCATGCGGAGTTCATGGAGGATGACGGGAGTTTGACCGCGGTGAGGACGGCGGACTGGCAGAGGTTGGTGAGTGGCCCACCTAAGGAGGATACCGAAGGTCACCGCCTGACTGCTGGGTGTGATTTCAGTGCTGGTGGGGATGAGAGTGTTCTCGTGGTGCGGCAGGGGAACGTGGTGAAGGGGCTGGTGAGGTGGCGGGACAAGGACACGATGGCGAGTGTGGGGAGGTTCATCAGTGAGTTTCGGAAGTGGAAGTTGAAGGCGGAGGATGTGTATGCGGATGTGGGTGGGATGGGGATCGTGATGTGCGACGCTCTCCGAGCGGAGGGGTGGGATGTGAGGAGGGTGAATTTTGGGGAGAGGGCGATTCGGGATGATCAGTTTGTGAATCGTGCGGCGGAGATGTGGATTGAGTTTGGTCGGATGGTGGAGGAGGGGAAGGTGAACTTGGGACCTGTTGGGAATGACGAGGTGTTGCTCCAGCAGTTGGTGACCCGGAAGGTGCGGACGAATGGGAAGGGGAAGCTGACGCTGGAGGGGAAGGACGAGTTGAGGGCGAGGGGGATCAACAGTCCTGATCGTGCGGATGCGCTTGTCCTGGCGTTCTGTGGTGGTGGTGGGAAGCGGATGGATGAGTATCTGAGGGCGGTGGGTGAGGATGGGAGGAGCTTGTTGGAGCGGATGGAGGAGGAGATTGGCCCACTGGAGCCGGAGGGGGTTGCGCTTGCTGGATGTGAGGTAGGGGGGTAGGAAGGGGTGAAGGAATATGATGACTGAAAAGGGGCGGAGTGAATTGCAGGGGCAGATACTGACGAGTATCGAGCAGCGGAGTCCTTGGGAGTTGCGGCAGACTCGGTGGTATGAGTTGCGGCATCATGGGCTTCGGCGGACGAACAAGCCGTGGCCGAAGGCTGCGGACCTGCATTGGCCGTTGATTGACACGGCGATTGAGAAGCTGAAGCCGTTGTTCCTCCAGCAGGCGTTGGGGATGGATGTTGTGGCCAGCTTTGTGCCGATGAGGGCGCAGTTGAATGCGTACACGAAGGTCGCGGAGGACTGGTTCAACTACAAGATTCGGGAGAAGACGAACTTTGTGGATGAGGTGTTGAGCTGGGTGGATTACACGCTGATGAGTGGGCGTGGGGTGATGAAGTGTTTCTGGAATCCTGGGGACAAGAGGGTGGGGTTTGAGGCGGTGGATCCGATGTATTTCGTGGTGCCGCCGTACACGACGGATTTGCAGGATGCGGACTGGGCGGTGCATGTGATGCCGATGAGTGTGGGTGCGTACAAGCGCATGGCTGGCCAGTTTGGTTGGAAGGCGGACTCGAAGACGATCCAGCGGATCCGTGGGAACCCGCAGGAGGACGACAACATTCCGGGGGCGGCGAGTGAGAATGACGCGAAGCAACTGCGTGAGGGGATTACTTACACGAGCAACACCGATGGGGTGATCGTGTGGGAGGTGTATCGGAAGACGGATGCTGGGAAGTGGGAGGTGTATCTTTACAGTCCTGCGGCTGTGGATCTGGATCTGCGGGATCCGATGGAGTTGCCGTATGACCATGGGCAGTTGCCGTTCGTGGATTTCCCGTATGAGATCAAGGACAAGGGGTGGTTTAGTCCGAGGGGTGTGTGTGAGATTCTGGCTCCGTTCGAGCTGAGCATGACCTCGATGTGGAACCACAAGCATGATGCGATGACGCTCTACAATCGTCCGTTGTTCCGGGCGGAGCGAGAGTTGCCGAACAGCATCAATCTGCGGTTCCAGCCGGGACAGATTTTGCCGTATGGCGTGGCTCCGGTGCAGATGCCGCAGCCTCCGGTGAGTTTCGATCAGGAGTTGAATCAGACGAGGGCTGTCGCGGAGAACCGGATTGGGAGTCCGGACTACACGATGGGCTCGATCATGAGTGGTGGGAGTGATCGGCGGACGGCGACGGAGATTCAGAGCATCAATGCTCAGGCGATGCAGAGTGGGGATTTGCGGGCGCGTCTGTTCCGGATGGCGTTGGGCAAGTTGTATCGTCAGGCGTGGGGGCTCTATGTGCAGTACGACAGCAATAGCTTGCGCTACCGGTTTGCGGAGGATTCGTTGGAAGCGGATCCGGTGGCTCTCCATGACCAGTATGAGTTGGAGCCGAAGGGTGGAATGGACATGGTGAGCCGGCAGATGATGGTGCAGCAGGCCATCAACCGGAAGCAGTTGTTCATGAACAGTCCCTGGGTGGATCAGGTGGAGTTGGACAAGAGCATCATGGAGTTGGACGACCCGAGTTTGGTGAAGCGGTTGCTTCGGGATCCGGGGCAGAAGCAGGTGGACGAGTTGGAGGACGAGGCGAAGACGATCCCGACATTGCTTGTGGGTGTGCCTGTGCCGGCGAAGCCTGGGCAGAATTATGCGGGTCGGATCGGGGTGTTGATGCAGTATCTGAATGGTGCGATGCAGCAGGGTCAGGTGTTGAGCCCTGTGGCGCGGAATGCGTTCATGAGCCGGCTCGACTCGCTCCTCCAGGCTTACGAGCAGGTGGCGACGAATGAGGCTCGGAAGCTGCGGAAAGAGATCCAGAAGTTCTTTGAGAGTACGGGGATGCTTGCTCCTCAACAGCAGGCTCCGATGCCGGCTCCTGTTCCTGCCCAATGACCTGTAACCAATGTCGATATCGTGCTGTGGATGGAACCTGTCGGAGGTATCCGCCGAGCAGCAGACCCACTTGCTGGCCTACCGTTCTTGATCTGGACTGGTGCGGCGAGTTCCAAGCCATGAATCCTACTCCTCCTCCGCCGCCTCCGCCGGTTCCGATCAAGGTTCAGGTTCCTGAGCCGGTGGTGACCTCGGTGTCGATGATGCAGCAGCTTGATGAGGGTGTTGCGCCGAAGGTGAAGTTCCAGAAGGCGAGGAACAATGGGAGTCTGAAGGAGATACAGGAGTCTCCGTTATTTGGAGAATGAGATATGGCTGAGTACCAAGGCAAGAAGGTGACGTTGAACAAGCCGTTCTACACGCCGGGCGAGGCGAAGAAGAAGGCGGTGTATGTTCGCAATCCGAAGGGCACCGTGATCAAGGTCCGCTTCGGTGATCCGAAGATGGAGATCAAGCGGGACGATCCCGAGCGAAGGAAGAATTTCCGGGCGCGGCACAATTGCGATACCGCGACGGATCCAACCAAGCCGCGCACATGGTCTTGTCGGGCGTGGTGACCACATACATCCATGAAGAAGAAATCGAAGTTCAGCAAGCTGGCCACGCAACTCAAGAAGGAGGGGGCGG